AAGTGGGGGGACTACGCATGAGGGCCGGAAAGCTGAGCAACCGCGTCGAGGTGCAGCGACTCGTCGGGACCGTGAACGCGGCGGGACAACTCGACGAGACAACGGCGGCGAACTGGCAGACGTTCTGTTCTCGATGGTGCGAACTCATCACCCGAGGATCTCGCGAGTTCTTCCGTGGGGTCGAGGTGGCGGCGGACATTACGCACCAGGTGACGATGAGGGCGGACCCCGAGAGCAAGTCGTTCACGCCGAAGCAGCGGTTACGTCTCGGCTCGCGTGTGCTGTCGATTGCGTCTCCCCCGCTGGATGTGGACGAGGGCGGCGAGATGGTTCGCTTCCAGGCTATCGAGGTGCCGACCGATGGCTAACTGGTGGGGCGATGGCCCGAAGCCAACGAAAGCCCAGATTGCAGCACGGGGCAAGGCTAAGCGGGTCTCGGGCGCGAAGTTCAAGCAGACCATTGGGCTTGCAGTCGCCAAGGAGTTGGGCGGAGCGAAGGCACTGCGGAAAGCCATCGGTCGCATCAATGACAAGGTGCGGCAGCGAGTCATCGAGAAGGCGTTGCGGAAGGCGTTGCGAGTCTCGCGTCGTGGTATCAAAGCACAGATTCCCGTGATGCAGAAGTGGGCGAAGCCTCTCGTGGGAATCTTCGTCGGGGCCACGAAGGCGAAGCAGAAAGTGTGGCAGGCTAAGACCGGTCTCGGCGTTGGCAAGCGAACCGAGAAGACGCGGAAGGCACAGCGGACAGGCAAGAACACATACACCACCCGCAAGGGCGAGACCAAGAACAAGGGCGTCGGAATTGCAGCGGCCAACATCCATTGGGCTGTCTTGGGAACAGCAGACCGCACCGACTCGAAAAACCGATTTCTCGGTGCGATGCCACGCATGATTCCCGACGCGGTTATCAATGGCTGGAAGGGATCGCAAACGGAGATGATGAACGTCTTCAAGATTGCGATTCAAGAAGGCATTGATAAGGCGGTGGCGCAGGAGGCGAAGAAGAGTGGCAATTGAAACCGGACTCCGCACGCTGCTCCTGGCTCAGTCGTCTATCACGACGTTGGCACCGGCACAGACTGTCGGCGGTGTGTCGTTCCCGGCGGTGTTCCTGGACAATCCGGCGGAGGGCATGAAGCCTCCATTCATTCTCATTCAGCAGACCGGGCACGATCCCTACAAAAGACTCGACGGCACAGGCGGCACGCTGCGTCTGTCGGAGATCGACATCGACAGTTACGCGACCAGTCGGCCCGGGGCAATCGCATTGAGTAACGCGGTCGAGGTGTTCTTGCGTGACTATGTCGGGGCAGCCGGGGCAAGCGACACCGTCAACGCAGTGCTTCACGACAGCACACTCGATGACATCGTGACCCTCGGGGATGGCCGCGACCAGCGGCATTACGTTCGTTCGTTGTCTTTCAGAATCCAGCACACATGAAAGGAGGTGGCCCTTGGCTATCGTCAAGTGCAAGGGAACCAAGTTGCAGCACACGGTGGCGGCTTCGCTCGTGGACATCGCGCAACTGTTGAGCATCGAGCACAGCGGGTCTGGCTCCGAGACCTTCGAGTCTACCACGCTCGACGGCTCGACCTACAAGACGTTCGCCCCGACCGGCTACAGCAACCCAGGCGAGGTGTCCGCTGAGTTGTTCTACGATCCGGCGTTGTCCGGCCATCAGGCAATCACGGACCTGATCGCGACTCCCGCTACGAATGCGATGAAGCTGATCTACGCCGACACTGCGGCGACGAACCAGTCTTTCACGTCGGCTGGCGTGCAGTTCGGGGCGACCGTCGATATGGGCGACGGACTCAAGGGCAACGTCACTTACACCGTCACTGGCGACCCGGGCTGGCCTACCTAATGAAAGCCAAGCTACTGCGTGATGACATCGAAGTCTCACCGTCTGCGGTCCTGTCCGAAGAGGAGAAGGCCCAGACGGTCGAGCGGGTGATTCTGCGGAATGGGCAGAATCGGCCCGTGACATTCTGGAAACAAGGTGCGATCCTCGACCGGCCCGACTCGTTCATGTTGGTCCGCATGGGGATTGCCGAAGCGGTGGACGACGAGTGCAGGCAGCGGGCTTCGATGTCTGCTGCCGAGTTCGCCAAGGCGCAGCACGCCTACGCGCGATTGAATGCGGGCATTCATCCCGATGACTTCCCCCTGTTCGACGCGGGGATCATCCTCGGCTACTTGCCCGACGGAACTTACAAGCCCGGTCCCAACTGGGACCAGATGCCCCAAGACGGTGACGACGATGAGTAGGAAAGCTCTCCTGAAGCGAGTGCCCAAGCGTGTCGAGATCAACGGCGAAGCGGTCTATGTGCGGTCGCTGACGATTCGCGAAGCCCTCGCGTTCGATGAGGCGGCGAAGGCCAATGAGCAGAGCAGCTTGCGTTACTTGGTCTCGACCTGTGTCGTGGATGAGTCGGGCGCGCAAGTCTTCGCTGCTGACGACGACGCCATCGGAGACATCCCGGTGGATGTGGTCAAAGAGATTGCCGACGCGGTGCTCAAGGTGTCGGCTCCCGGCAGTGTGGAGAAGGTCGCAAAAAACTAGCTTCCGACGATCTGGTGCTGTGGGTCATGCGACTCGCGGCGGCAGATCGTCGGTTAGCGAAGTGGGAGGAGTTGCTTGACGAGTTGACCCCCCGGCAGGCCACTGTTCTTCAGGCGTTCCACCAGCTAGAAGGATTCGGCGAGTCCCGCGAGGATCGGCGGGCGGCTGTGTCTGCGTCGGTGATTGCGTCATCGATGGGGGCGAAGGTCAGCACTGGCAAACTGTTGGCGGCAATGAGTCCGGCGAATGCACCCAGGGCGAAGGCCATGAGTCCCGACGAAGTGGCCCGTGGCATGTCTCGATTGAGGACTGACTGATGGCGGTGATCGGGAATCTTGTCGCCAACATCTCGGCGAACGCGACCGGCTTCTTTACGGCCATGTCTGCGGTCGGGTCGGTCATTGAGTCCACTGGCAAGGCTGTCGGCTCGGCTGCCAGTGGCATCGGGAACGCGATGGGCTCGATGGCAAGCAACGCGGGCAGTGCCTCGGCATCAATCATTCGGTCGATGGGCTCGCTGACTGCGGGAGTTGCTCGGGCAACCGGCACCCTCGGGACCGCGTTCGCGAAGTCGTACAACGACACACGCGTTGCGTCTGCGAAGATCAGGGCGGTGCAGGAGAAGACGGCGGCTCAGATCAACAAGATGCAGGCCAAGAACGTCAAGGCTGGCGTCTTCGGGGGGATGGTTCAATTCCACGTCCTGGCGGCAGGCGTGCGGACTGTAACCAATGCCGTGAGCGGTTCGCTGTCCGCGTTCCGCGAGAGCGAGAAGGCAGGGAAAAAGCTCGACGCGGTACTTGCGGCGACTGGTGGCGCGGCAGGTGTCAGCGGCGAAGAGATCCGCAAGATGGCGGGTGACCTCCAGTTGGTCACCAACTTCGAGGACGACGCGACCATCAACGCGGCTGCACTCCTCGCGACGTTCACCCAGATCAAGGGCGACACGTTCCAGTCGGCGATTGTTGCTGCTCAAGACCTGTCGGCGGTGATGGGGCAAGACCTCAACTCGTCCATCGTGCAGGTAGGCAAGGCTCTCAATGATCCTGTTCGTGGTGTGACTGCACTGCGAAAGGTCGGGGTCTCGTTCAGCGAAGAGCAACAGAAGCAGATCAAGCAGTTGCAAACAAGCGGCGATCTGGCTGGGGCTCAGGCAATCATCCTGGCCGAGTTGCAGAACGAATTCGGCGGGGCGGCTCGTGCAGTCGCTGACCCGTTCACGATCTTGGGCAACGTCATTGGCGACATCATGGAGATGCTCGGCGGTGCGTTGATGCCGACGCTCCAGACGATTGCCGTCGAGGTGCTGGGCATGTTCCAGAGAAACACCGAGGCGATTCAAGGAGCATTCGCCACGCTGACCTCTGTTCTCACCGATAACGTCGGCCCGGCGATCATGTTCGTCCGCGATGCGTTCATGGTGGTAGCAACGGCTATTGCGAACATCGGGACCATCGGTGAAGTGGCGATGCTGGAGATCGAACTGGCACTGCGACAGATGGCCGGAGCGACTCAGCAGTTCTTCATGGTTGAGGTTCCCGCGTACTTCAACTGGTTCCTCGA